AAAATATTCTCGGTATTCTAACAGACCCAAAGAACACTAGAATGTTTTTGTTTGGTAGCATTGTGGTGTTATTTTTTTTACTCCTAAGACAGTGTAATGAAACTGAAAATGCAAAAGGTGAAGTTATACGATTTCAAAATAACTTAGTTGCAGCTAATGATACTATTAATAATTACATTAATGATAAAGGAGAATCTGTTGGAGAAATTAAAGGATTAACTTTATCACTAGAAGAATTAAGAGATAGTTTAGAATATGAACAAAATAGACCACCTGTTACTATTGTTAAATATAAAACTGTAATAGAAGAAATAATTATTGAAGTACCAGTTATAACAACCGATACTATAATAATTCAAGGTGTGGATAGTTTTAATTCTGTATTAAGTTTTAAGTCAGAGAGCAATTGGCCTAGAAGTAAGAGATTAATAAATGTAGACTTACCTTATAGTTTTACAGATAGTTTAACATTCGGTTTGGCAACGGTTGGCCTTAAACAGAATATTTGGCTAGATGCTACACTATCACAAGATGTAAATACCAAAGAAATATTTATTAAATTAACTTCTGATTACCCAGGAACTACTTTTAATGATACACAAGGAATAATGATTGATAGAAAGAGCTCGGAGTTTAAAAGCTTACAGAGACAGAATAGAAAACAGTTTGGATTAGGTTTGAATATAGGAATGGGAGTTTTAAATAATGGGCAATTAGGACCATATCTTGGAATTGGCGTTTCGTGGAATCCAAAGCTTTTGCAATGGTAAATAAATAGAATAGAATGGAATCATCAAGGTTTATACAAATATCATCAGAAATACTTATAGAGTACATCTATACTAGTCAATCTGCACCTCCTACTTTTAGTACAGCTACTTATCCAATAGAGCTTATGAGGGATACTCAGACTAAAGGAACTTATTTATTTAATACTGACAGTGTTAGCGCAGTGATGGGAAATTATAGAGATATCTCATCAGTCCCTAACAACATATCTAGAACTCAGTACGTTTCTTTAAATACTTCCCTTGCTACTCCGTATAATGACTCGGCAGCAGGTTCATTCTTAACCGATTCTGCAAATCTTTTACAGACATTTACTCCAGCGCTAGAAGTTAAATATGATAAAGTTAAAATTTATTTTGTAGCAGGTTTTAATTTTACTGGGTTTGATGGTATTGTGTTTGAAGTCTTAGCACCGCGGAGAGATGGTGTAATGCTGAACCTTGCATCTATTGACTTTATGAAAGGTGATACACCAAATCTTATTGCAGATCCTTTATTATTGGCAGATAAATTATATTCTACTTATGTTGAGTGGCGAGTTCCTTCATTGTATTACATGAATGAGGAGCCCGATGTTGAAAATTCTCTAGCTTATAAATTTACCGAAGGGCAAGGTTTTTTAGGTACACCTGCAATTACATTACGGGCTAGCGGGATTTTTCAAACTATTGTAGAAAATGCATATAGTTTTTACGAGATGCAGGAAATTAATTCTGTTTCTATATTAAACAGAGATGTTTATGATAACTTATATGCTCAAGTAATTGAATCTACCGCTGGTGATTATTACGAATTGTCAGGGCAAGTAACAGGGTCTTCGTTTGAAAACTTTATTTCTACTTTGAATTCTCAAGGAGATGGCAATTATATGGTGTTCCATGAAATAAGTGTTACTGAACAGGTGGGCGTAGTCTTTTCACAGACAAGCTTTCAAGTTTTTTCACAAACAGAAGATTTTGATTTACCTATTTTATTTAGGCCTATTATTAAAAATGCAAATACTGCAGTTTCATTTTCTATTAACTATGTATTAAGATTATATAATAGAGCAGACAATACACAGATAATTAAAAATGCAAAGTTAACTTCATTTAATGCTCAGAAATATGGTAGACAAATGATACAAATTAATTTAGGAGTAGTACCAACTGTTGCTAATGTTTATAATCAAATTAATAATGATAATGGTAACCAGATTGTAGTAGGTACTGGATCAACAGTAGCATCTGTTGATAATACTGCAAATACATCTGAACAAATTGCAGAAAAGCTAGTAGTAAAAACAAGCTATGTAACAACTTTTAGAGATAGGTTAAAAATTAAAGCTGCAATAACTCCAGTTAAAATACAAACAATAACAGAATCTGATGGCGATACAAACTAACATAACTTTAACAGCACCACAAAAGGAATATTTTCAAAGATTTGTTAACTTATCTATTAATGATCAGCCATTACCACAAGGTGATGCTACTATAAGAATATCTCTTTTTGATGATTATTTCTTGTTTACTTTATATGATGAAATAGACGGCGAAGATACTCCAATAGATTTAAGTAATGTTGGGAGTATCTTTATAAATTTTATTGGGAATGCTGATGAGATTGATATAAAAAATCATACACAAGTAGAAGAGGTAGATTTATCACAAGGGCAGGTATTATTTAGGATTACAAGATCCGATAGTAAAAAGATTTTAGCATTAGATAATAACAACTTTTATATCTCTACAAAAATGATTGATGAAACTGATGGTTCTATTTCAGATGAATCAGTTGTGTATCAGGGGATTTGGTTAGCCTTCGACGATGCTAATAGAACATCATTAATTTCTCAGATTGAAGAACAGCGTATCGAATATAGTATTCAGCTTGGAAACTTGCAAGATGAGAATACTAAACTTAAAGAAGATAATGCGTTTTTAGTTACATCATCAGGTGAAGACGATTTAACTATACAGCAATTACAGAATAGTAATACTGACTTAACTGATGAAATTGCTATATTAAGTGCAGATTTAGATTCTACAACTGTTGATGCCCTTAACCGAGCTGCGGCTGACGCACAATTACTAGCAGAGCAGCGAATGAAAATAAAGCAACAATCTAGGGCACTTTCTGATGCAAACAGGAATGCACAGACTGCCGCTCAGCGAAAAGGCTTTTATAAACAAGCAGCAGGAACTTTACAGAACTATTCATTAGCTAATAACCCAGTAACCAAAGGAACTGCTGGGCGTTCTGCTGACGCTGATTTCTCGAGCTTTGATAAATAACTAATAAGATATGATATTAAGTGCTAGAAATAACCAGTTTAAATTTGACTTTCCAAGGAATTTTATACCTGCACCTATCGTTAAGAAATATAAACCATTTCTTACAAGAATACCTGGTGGGTTAATAAAAGAACCTATTGATTATTGGAATTATGGAATACAGTCTATTAATTTACCAGGACCATCATTTGATCCTGTTACTCAGCAGGACTACCCTGGTAATACACGAGCATTTAGATCAAGTATACCTACACAGCAATTATTTGATAAATCATTAACTGTTACCATGCAAGCATTTGACGGTTATGTTAATTATTGGATGGCTGTTGAAATGTTTGATTACTATTATAAGTTAAGCGGTAAACATCCATATTTACCAGAAGGTGTTGGCGTACAGATGTTAGATGCAGATGGTACAGTATTTGTTACTGTCCAACTAAAAGATATGTTTATAAAAAATATAGGTGCATTAGATTTAAACTTCTCAAGCAACACTATTGAATTCCAGACTTTTGATATAGAATTCACTTATAATGTCTTAGATGTTGTAGTTAATGTATCCTAATATATAAACAAATAAAGAACTCAAATGAAAACTTTTAAAGACTATTTAACTGAAAATGAAAACTCGTTAATTGATATACAAGAGATATTAAACGAATCTCATGATTTGTCACAGGAGCAGGAGGCTATGATTGATTTAACTGTTGATAGAATTATGGAAGAGCATAAGAATGGTAAAGATTTAGAATCTGTTGTAGAGGAAATTGTAAATGAAGGTATCTTAGGAAGTATATTTGGTGGTCTTACTGGTTTTGCATTAGGTAAAACAGTAGGTAAGGCAATTGCAAAAGTCTTAGGTATTCAAAAAGGTGCTCTGTATGATTTAATGACTTCACGTCTTGTTGGGGCTGCACTTGGTGCAGTTCTTGGCAAGAAAATATAAATAGAATGATTAATATAGGAATTGACTTTTCACTGAATAGCCCAGGGGTATGCGTTGAAACTGCCGATGGTAAATATCACTTCATAACTTTTTTTAATTATGGTAATCGTATATGGGATGAAGAAGGTAGAAAAATACCAAAAGCATTTAGTATACATAAAGAATTAATGGATGATTCTACTATACTAGGATTTGCTTATAACCGAGATGTAACTAGCAAAGAATTTTTGCCTAGAGAGCGACAAAAGCTGCAAGATGCTGGAAATATAAGTTCTTTAATGGTAAATATATTCTCGACACTATTCGATGGCGATAAAGTATCAGTTGCGCTAGAAGGATTTTCGTATGGGTCTAAAGGGAATTCATTTATAGACATTATTCAATACAATACATTTTTAAGAAAGGAACTAATAGATAAGTACTCTATTGAAAATCTATCTGTATTTCAACCATCTCATGTTAAGAAGTTAGCTGGGAAAGGAAATGCAAACAAACATTATATGGCTAAAGCATTCCAAGATGATGTTCTAAATGATAAGAACCTAAGATCTACTAAACTATGGAAATGGACACAAGGAAAGGACTTTAGCATTAAAATTCCTAAACCTATCGACGATATCATTGATGCCTACTTTATACTTAAAGCATTAAAGGCTAGCTACTAGATACTATTCTTTCAATTAAATAGTTAAAAATTATATTGCAACATGTTAACTTTGTTTCAGCTTTACACCAAATAAATTTAAAATATTATGTTAAAACCATTAGGAGATAGGATTTTTTTAAAAAAGGATGAACAGCTAGAGAAATCTGGTAGTATAATTCTAATAAAGAAAGACGGAATGCATGCCCCACCATATTCAGGTATAATTACTGGGGTAGGAGCAGCTGTAGAAGATGAAGACTTTAAGATAGGTATAAAGGTTCTTTTCCAAGACTTGGCAGGTAATGAATTTAAATATGATGGTAATACTGTATTTAGTTTACGTGAGAAAGATATAACTGCAATAATAGATAAAAATATTCAAGTAGTCTGAAACAAACTGACACCGTGAATATATAATAAACAAAGGAATCAATAATTATTGGTAACTTTTAAACTGGCGATAACAAGGCAAAGTAAATAGGCAATTAATAAAAGTAGTTTAGGCATTACGCTTTGTTATCATTTATAAATTAATAATAACAAAAAAGGCAATTAACATGGCAAATGAATTCGACATTTTTAATGTAAGTGTAAAAGATTTAGACACTGGTGAACGACCCTCTACAGGAGCAAGCGATTTATACACACCAAAACCAGATCAAGGACAGGACGGAATATACCGTTCTTTAATTAGGTTTCTACCTAATGCTAAAAACCCACGTAAACCATTCGAGCGTAAATATGTCTACTGGCTAGAAGACAGGGAAGGAAACGGCTTTTTTGCTGATTCCCCTTCAACGGTTGGAGAAAAATGTCCTGTACAGGATATGTTCTTTAAGCTAAGAAACTCTGAATCTGCAGTAGATAAAAAGATGTCAGAAGGTTTAAAGCGTAGAGAAGTATTCTATGCATTGGTACAGATCGTAAAGGATCCTCAAAACAGAGATCTTGAAGGGCAAGTTAAAGTAATGAAATTCGGTTATAAAATCAAAACTAAAATTGATGAAGAACTGAATCCACAATTTGACGAACCTACTCAAGTGTTTGATCCTTTTGAAGGAAAGAACTTTGAATTAGTAATTTCTAAGAAAGGCGGTTTTCCAAATTATGATTCGTGCAAATTTCATGGTAACAAATCACCAATGACAATTAAAGGCGAACCTGTATCTGATGATGATGCAAGTCGTAAAGCAATTTTAGAATTACTAAAAGAAGCTCCAGAGCTAGGGAGCTGGGGTTATAAATCATGGGATGATTCAATTAGAGGAAAGGTAATGAATGTATTATCTCAATTCGCATCACCAGGCGATTCAATCCAAAACATAACAAGATCAAAACCAGCACCGGTTAATACGAAAGTAACTGAAGCCGCTGCGGTTAAAGCAACAACCGAAACAAAATCTGAAGAACCTGTCGCGGCAGGAACTGATAAGACTGAAGATTTTGATGATTTCATTAATGGTTTAGATCTTTAATTAGAAGTTATGGCAGAAGTAATAATATCTTCTGATATGAAAGCTCGGATCATCGATAGGGTGGTCCGAGTACTTCATACTAACCATTCTCATCCGGAGAAAAGGAGAATTCTAGAAAGTAAAGGGAGATTAAATATGGCATGTCCATATTGTGGAGATTCTTCTAATAATGATAGAAAGAAAAGAGGTAATCTTTATTGGAACGATTTATTCTTCCACTGTTATAATTGTTCAGCCCACGCTTCTTTAGATGTTTTCTTAGCAGATCATAACCAAAACTTTGAAGGTGATGATAGGATAGATGTAATAAATTATATAAAAGAAAATCGTAAACATTTCTCATTAGGTGAAAATCTAGATTTTTATCTTTTTGATAAAGCTAAAGATTTAGCATTAACCTTCGATGAGATAGCATTAGGTTTTAATGTTTATCCAATTAATACATTTACATACCAGGCATACCCATACTTAAAGAGTAGACTACTCCATCATAAAACTGAAAGGTTTGCATTTGATCCACGGCGTCGAGAATTGTATGTTTTTAATCTTACACCAGACGGTAAAATTTTAGG